GGCACCAGCTGCCATAGCCAAGGCCAACGGCAAAATTCCGGCGGACACCCTCGAAGTCCGTCAAGCGAAATCGGACGTGACCTCGCCGCGACGCTTACCTACAGCATCGAATACGCGACTGTACTCGCAGCGACGCAGCCGACACTGTTGTTCGGCGAACTCGGAATCAACGCAGCGACGATTCCCGCCTGAGTCACGGCTGCGTAATTCAATCGAGGCCCACGGGAGAGCAGATGGAGATGCACTTGGTCGTGGTGAGGCCCTTCGGCGGCCTTGCCCGTGGCGACGCCGTCACGGACGCGGCGCAGATCGCCGACATACTACACAGCGAACACGCTCGCGACGTGGTGCGTGTGGTCGCACCGAAGAGGGACTGAAATCATGCCGATCGTCCAGCAGGGAAGCATAAACACGACGGCATTGGTCGTTCCCGACCTCTACGTCCAAATTGTTCCGCCACAGAATCTCATCCTGAACGGCGTCCCCACTGACGTGCTAGGCGTCGTCGGAACAGCTTCGTGGGGTCCGGTCGGCCAGCCCGTCATCGTCGCTACGATGGCTGACTACGCCCAAAGCTTTGGGCCGATAATGGCCCGTAAGTATGACATGGGCACCCAAGTCGCGACTGCCGTACAGCAAGGCGCCCAGAATTTCCGCTGCGTGCGGGCCACCGACGGAACCGATACCTCGGCACAGGTGAGCGTGCCGAGCACGACCGTGGTCTTCACCGCGCTCTACACCGGCTCGCTTGGCAACCAGATCGTCCTTGCTCTTGGGGCGGGGACTAAGCCCGGCACCTGGCGCCTCACGGCGACGCTCCCGGGCTTGCAACCCGAAGTATACGACAATCTCGCTGGTGTGGGCGCAGCGTTTTGGAGTGCGCTCGCCGCTGCCGTAAACCGGGGTCAAGGCTCGCAGCGAGGTCCCTCGCAACTCGTGGTCGCCAATGCTGGCGGCGCCACAGCCGCACCTTCGGCGTTCTCACTAGCCGTCGGTTCGGGAACCCCTGGCACCGACGGAGCGAGCGGCGTCACTGCGGCCAAGCTGGTCGGCGTCGATATCCCGCCACGTACCGGAATGTACGGCCTCCGTGGCCAGGGTTGCGGTATCGCACTCCTTTCCGACGCAGATGACTCGACGCAGTGGACCGTCCAGGCGGCGTTCGGGTTACAGGAAGGGGTCTATATGATCCTGACTCGGCCTGCCGGCGATACGACCCAGAATGCGGTCGCCACGAAGAACCTAGCGGGGCTCGACAGTTATTCCGCCAAACTCATGTTCGGCGACTGGCTATGGTGGTCCGACCAAGTAAATAACATCGTCCGCCTCGTTTCGCCACAAGGATTCGCCGCCGGGCGGCTCGCCAATCTCTCGCCTGAGCAATCGAGTCTCAACAAGCAGCTCTATGGCATCGTTGGCAGCCAGAAGACAGGCGCGCCGGGATCTGGCCAGGCTACCTCGTACTCCTCGGCTGACCTTGCCGTTCTCCTCGCGCCCGGCATCGACGTTATCTGCAATCCCCAGCCGGGTGGCAACTATTGGGGAGTGCGCGGAGGCCATAACTCCTCGTCGGATCCCGCGGTGGATGGCGACAACTACACCCGGCTTACGAACTACGTCGCCGCAACGCTGGCGGCAGGTATGGGCACATACGTCGGCCAAGTGATTAACGCCGACTTGTTCCTCCGCATCCGCGCCACCCTACTTAGTTTTCTCCAGTCTATGCTCGGCCAGGGACTGCTTGGGAGCACTAACGGGAGCCTTCCGTACAGCGTTGTCTGCGACACGTCGAACAATCCGATAGCGCGCACCGGCCTGGGATACGTACAGGCCGACGTGCAGGTGCAATACCAAGGCATCAACGAGATGTTCATCGTCAACCTCGAAGGCGGACAGACCGTTCAGGTCGCGGTTCAGACGCTACCCGGCGGGCAGCCCGCGCTCGCTCAGTCCTCGTAAGGAGTGCCGCGGATGACCAGTACTACCACGTTCTCAGTCGGTCGCGACACTCAGCTCGTCGTGATAGGTCCCAGCGGCCGCATCGATCTTACTTACGTCAGCAGCTTCGAAGCGCGGCAGCTTACCCACTCCGTGAGGGTCGACAGGCTTGACGGTATCCCGATGGGCACGGAGCTGCCGAGTGGATGGGAAGGGAGCTTCGAGATCGAGCGCGGCAACTCGGCCGTGGATGACCTCATCGCGTTGATCGAGCAGCAGTATTTCAACGGCACGCCTGCTGCACCCGGGACAATGTATCAATACATTTCTGAGGCCGACGGGTCTACGTCCACCTACCAATTCGATACGGTCACATTCAAGCTTATAAGCGCCGGACAATGGCGAGGTGATAGCAGCGTAAAGCAGAAGCTGGAGTTCTTCGCCGCGCGTCGCAGGCGGATCTGATGGCTTCCACCGACGTCACTGTCGCAAGCGCGGCGGGCGCGCTCAGTGTCACCGACGCGCACGGGCGACGCATCGGGCTGCGTCGCCTCAACGCACTCGACAAACTCCGGTTGTTCAAGGCAGCCGGTCCAACACTCTCGCAGAACCAGCACTGGCTCGGAATGGCCGTACTCGCGTGCTCCGTTAGTGCTATTGATGATGTTCCGGTACCGGCACCCGCGAATGAAATGCAAATCGAGGCGATAGTCGCGCGTCTCGGAGACGTGGGAATTGCGGCGATCGCCGACACGCTTAGCCCCGATTCCCAGCCTAACGTTGAGCAGGTCATTACCGCGGGAAACTGAGTAGGCACCCTGACCTGATCGATTGCCTCTATCTGGTCAGGAACGGGGTGCCTTTCGACGTCGCCTTTAATCTCCCCGAGGACGAGCGTCTTGCCTTTATCGTGGCGCTCGGCACGCTTGACGGACGCGAGTTCGATTGGGAATCGTTGAGTTGGAAGGATTAAGCGTGCGTCCTATAGGAGGCCTCGTCGAGGCGTTGCGGAAGCTGGATCGCATCGACATTTCGCAATCCCGACGCGAAGCTCTCGGACAAGCCGCCGCAAGAATAGAGGCTGCGGTGAAACTCTCGCTTTCCCACCGCGTCGGCGAGGATCACGCGGCGCCATGGCTCCGAACGGGTGAGTTGCGCGCCTCGATCGCGTCCCACGCGACCGAAGACACAGCGATCATCGGCTCGACCATACCTGTGGCTATTTATCAGGAACTAGGTACCCGGTCTATTCCCCCCCGGCCGTTCCTCGCACCCACCGCCGCGACAGAGGAAGAGGGAGTCATCCACGACATCGCCCATGCAATTCGCGCCACTATCGAGGCCTCGCGGTGATCGACGCCTATACCATTGGCATCAAGCTCGCACTCGATGACGGGGTATCGGCAGGCATCGCTGCGGTACGCCGCGATCTCGCGACGCTCGATCGGGCAATCGCATTCACCGCCGTCGGCTTGGTCGCACTGCGGCGCCTTGGGCAGGAAATCAGCGTCGTAGGGCCCGCCGTCGTACATCGAGCACCAAGCCCTCGGGCGCCAGCCCAAGCGCTGCCGAAATCCCAATCGCTTGGGCAGCCCAACCCCTTTCCGTCCAATCCCGCGAACGGTGCTCCACCCGAACCTGATCTCGCGCGTCGACCGGCGGTTCGGAACGCGGTCGCGCCCGCGACACCATCGAGCGACTCGGAGCCGCTCCTTATGCGCCAGGCCAGGCTGCCGAAAGTATCTGGCCTCGCCGCCTCACCGGCCCCCGAACGGCCGTCGATCTCACCAATGCTACTGGATCGGCCACCATCGCCAACGCTGCCCGACCGCTATCCGACTGCGGCAACATCAACGCCTCGGCCCAAATCAGTTGCCGAATTCGCGCCACGCCTGCGAGATCAGCCGGAGTGGGTCGCCACCACTCGACCGTCGTCCCGATTGCCGCCCGCGCCGATCTCCTTCCCCCCCGGCATGGTCCTGCCGTCTGTCGATTCGTCGTCCTCGCGCGACCTTGTCAGCCTCCCCAGTCCAGCGGAACTGACCTCTCATTCAGAGATGCCCGCCGCACCGCGAGCGCGCCCGGACGCCATAGTCCCCCCTCCTGTGGCTATATCCAGCGTTTCGATTGGGCCGACATCTGCCGCTCCCCGCGCCCACACACGCTTGGTGCGGGCTTCCGAGGAAGTGAGCCGCGAAAGGTTCACCGACAACCCATCCGCCACGGGGCCCCCTCGGCCGCAAGTGCGACACCAATTGGCCGACCATGAGCCGGCGCAGTCCCACGCTTCGGGCGACATCACGCTCGACGGAACCCGCCTGGGCCGCTGGATGGGGGACGTACTCGCCAGATTGGGCGAGCGACCGCTCTTCGGATCGACCGGACTGGATCCGCGCGTGGCCCCAGACTGGCCCACGATGCAAGGTCACTGACACGACTTCGATTGTCTCTCATGTCCCCTAGCTGTTGCCTGAGTGCGTCCAGTACGTCGACCGCCGAAGCTTCGAAGGATAGCGATGGCTGATATAGCTCTGTTGCTCGGCCCCGTCGTATTCCAAGACTTCGAGGTGCCGGCCCGCATCAACATCGGTGGCGCGCAGCGCGTCGCCCTGCACCGTTTGATCGGCGGTGCGCGGGTGATCGACTCCCTTGGCCGCGATGATTCGGAATTGCGTTTCGAAGGCGTGTTCTCTGGCCAGGACGCGACGCTCCGTGCTCGCACGCTCGACCAACTTCGAGCCGCCGGCGCACCGTTGCCCCTAACCTGGGACGTTTTCTACTACACTGCCATCCTAACGCGCTTCGAGGCCGACTACCGAAACGCCTGGTGGATACCGTTCCGCGTAGCCTGCACCGTGGTACGTGACGAGACAGCAGTCTCATTGGACGTTGCACTCTCACTGGGCGACAGCGCCTTGTCTGACGTGTCTCACGCGATCACGTGGATGGCGGGCACGGACCTTGGACTAACCGCTGCGCAGTCGGCGCTTTCCGCTCCGAGCGCCGCAGTACGCGGCACCGCCGACTATGCCGGCGCTCAGGGCAGCCTTGCCGCCGTACAAAGCGCGTTCTCTCAGACCATGAGTTCGACGGAGGTGACGTTGAATAGCACGAATCTCGGGTCCGCCTCTTCAGCGTCGGATACTATAGCGACCCTCGGTACCGCGGTGTTATCGTCGCAACAGCTCGCCGGTCTCGCCATTGCGAGTGGCTACGTCGGTCGAGCTGCTTCCAATCTCGCGAGCGCAAGTACCTGATCCATGCGCACTCTCACTGTCGTTGGAGGCAATCTCTTCCGCATCGCTGCGGAACAGCTCAACGACGCGACCCAGTGGATCAGAATCGCCCAACTCAACGGCCTTTCCGATCCGATGCTCGTTGGCGTCACCGTCCTTCTCATCCCGGATGTCGATGCGAACGCGGGAGGCGGGATTGCCGCTCAGTGAGGCTTCACGCTTTCCGAGCGTGCAGTTGCTCGTCAACGGCATCCCAATCATCGGTACCATCCAGGCTGAGGTCATCGCCAACAACAATTTTGCGGCGGATCGCTTTTTTGCTCGGATTGCCCTCGGTGCAGATCCGACAGCCACCAGCCTCTTTTGGGCCAGCGCTCAAGGCATAGTAGCTGAGATCAGGTTCAGTCTCGACAGCATCACCTTTCAGAGCCTTATTCAAGGGCTCGTGGACTGCGTGACCATTGATCCTGTTTCCGCGCTGGTGTGCATTGAAGGTAGAGACCTGACAGCAGGCCTGATGGAGACACGCTCCCAGGAGGCGTTCGCCAACCGCACATCGAGTGAGATCGCAAGCCTTATAGCGCAGCGCCACAATTTGACGCCGGCCATCACCCCGACGAACACCCCGGTAGGCCGTTACTATCAGAACGAACATGACCGGGTCACGCTGGGGTTATTTAGTAGGGCAATTACCGAGTGGGATCAACTCGTGTTCCTGGCTCGGCAAGAGGGCTTCGATGTCTTTGTGCAGGGAACGACGCTGTTCTTCCAATCAGCACAGCAGCCACCGGACGTACGCGTACTCCAACCCTCCGATCTCTCGGACCTGCGACTCCAACGCTCTCTCACACTGGCGCGCGACATTGAGGTGACGGTAAAGAGCTGGAATTCGCGCCAGAAGGACGCATTCTCCCAAACGGCGATGGCGGCCATCGGTCGATCCTCGGGTGTTACCGGACTCGGCAGCCAGAAATCCCAGAAATACATCCTCGTAAGGCCCAACCTGACGCCGGATCAGGCGCTTCAGCTGGCGCAGAGGAGGCTAACCGAACTGACGAGGCATGAGAGAGTCGTCGAAGCAACCCTCCCGGGCGACCTCACTCTTACGCCACGTAGCCAAATTGCCCTTTCTGGAACAGGGACGGATTTCGACCAAACCTATTTTGTCGACGTTATCGAGAGATCCATTACATCCAGGGGCGGCTTTACGCAACGGATCCGAGCCAAGAACACTTCTCCTCGCACCGCGACGACGACGACGACGGCTGCCAGCAACGATGGCGCCGGACCGGAGGACTGATGGACCGCTTCCTCAATGCGGTGAAGACGCACGCGGCGGCTCTCGATCAAGCACAGGCGCAGCCGCGCTTTGGCCTCGTGACCTCCACTGATCCCGCGAATGGCACCGTGCGGGTACAACTCCAGCCTGAAGGTATCTTGACGGGCTGGCTGCCCGTACTGTCGCCGTGGACAGGCGCCGGGTGGGGAGTGTCCTGTCCTCCGTCCTCGGGCGATCAGGTGTTGGTCTTAGCACAGGAGGGCGATTCCGAGCATGGCGTCGTCGTTGGGCGCGCGTTCTCGCTCTCACAGCCGCCGCCAGCCGCGCCACCCGGCGAATTTTGGCTTTCTCATGCGTCTGGGTCATTCCTGAAGCTGACCAATGATGGAACGATCCAGATGGGCGGGCCGGTGTTCATAACAGGAACCCTCGTCGTCAGCGGCGATTTCCGAGCGGGAGGCGACGTCGTGGATAATCACGGTTCCCTGTCCGCCTTACGTGGCCATTATGATACCCATGTGCATACGGACAGTCACGGCGACATTACCAATGCCCCCACGCCGCAGGACTGACCAGTGTCAGACCTTTCGCATCAGTGGGGTTCCGATCTTCTCATTGGGCCCACAGGGGATCTTGCAACGGCCTCGGGTACTCAGCTGGGCCAGCAGCGTGTGTTGCGCCGCTTACTGACGAACGTCGACGACTATATCTGGCAACTCACCTATGGCGCCGGTCTGGCGCGGCTAATCGGCCAGCCTGGAAGTGCCATGGCCATCGGCGCGCTGATACGCAGCCAGATATTTAAGGAAGCCGCGGTCGCTCGGACGCCGGAGCCAGTGATTGACGTTCAAGTCTCTCCTGATGGCGCTCCTAGCACAGTGTACGTCCACATCCGGTACGTGGATGCCGCAGGCGGGCAGACGCAGTCTCTATCGTTCTCCGTGGGAACGTAACAATGCAGCTCTCGCTTCAATCCTTCACCACGCTCGTCCAGAACATGGCGGCTGCCGTGCAATCGGCGGCCTCACAGACGTTGGATCTCACAGTCGGCTCGACCGTTCGCGCGATTCTCGAGGCGAACGCCTCGATAGCCCTATGGTTGCAATGGCTTATCCTGCAGGTGCTGCAAAGCACGCGCGCCGCCACCAGTGCCGGGGCGGATCTGGACACCTGGGTGGCAGATTTCACCCTCACGCGGCTACCTGCCGTAGCCGCTACGGGCAGCGTGACATTCTCGCGCTTCACCGCCACAGGGCAGGCGG